GCTTTAGCTGAGGAATTAACATCTTCCAATAGAGGCAACGCTGTCTCTTCATTTGGTCTTGTGAATGTCATTGTTATTGTATATGCCATTGTTTTTTCCCTGTTAAATTTTTAATACCTTATTATTTATAAGGATTTAATCGTCTAAATAATGTTTTGTGGTATTTTTATCGTGTTCTGAGAGTGCTATAATACCGTAGTGTAATACCTTCATAAGATCCTTTCTATGGTCCTCTGCGGTGCCTTTTCTACCGTATCGTTGTGCGTATTTCAGAATGTTTCCTATTGTAAATCCTATTCCATGTCCACAATCACTAATGAATTCTGTGGATTGAAATTTGTTCCTACTGTAATGGCCTGAATATGTGTCGTCGATATAACGACGGAGCTCGTCTATGAGCTCCCCTTCGTTAAATTTATACCCTGGCTTAGGCGTCGTCTTCGATGCTGCCATCTTCGTGTATCTCCTGTTCAGTTGATTCTTCTTCTGCAAGTTCTACAGTTGGGTCCACCTTGGCATACAAATCTATAAATGCGTCCTTGGTGTCTTCATCGAACCTGTTAACACAAAGTTGAACTGCTTTTTGTTTGTCGCTAAACACTGCAAAAGCGTTAACAATGTGCTCCAATCTACGAGTGCTTATTAACTCGTCTATTGCTCCTTCGTAATAAGTTTTTCTTATTACATCACTCCAAGTAACAAGGTGTGTCGCGAAGTCTTCATCAACATTGTTGACCTTTTCCATCTTCTTGATCACTATCTTTTTCTCGGTAGCCATTGTAGGGTACTCCTGCTCGACTGTAATTGCAAACCTTTCTAGGAATGCCTCGTCAAGTATGTTGGCAGAAATAAATTTGCCATCATCTGAACCTCGACCCTTAGTATTGGCCGTAGCCACTAAGTTAAATCCAGGAGCAGGAGTTACGGTTTCGCCTGTCTTCTTGTTGAAATAAGGCTTCCCCTCAAGGATGGCTTGTAAGCACATCAACTTGTTTGAACCCCTATCTACTTCATCAAGAATGAGAACAGCGCCCCGCTTCATCGCGGTGAGGACGGGCCCTTCTCTATACACGACATTACCGTCAACTAAAGTATTGCCACCGATTAAATCATCCTCGTCGGTTTCAATACTGATATTAATTCTAATAGCTTCACGCTTTAGATTTGCACATACTTGTTCAACCATTGTGGTTTTACCATTACCTGATAACCCACTAATAAATATTGGGTAGAACATGCTAGTGCTTAAAACTGTTTTTAGATCTTTGTAGAATCCAAATGGAACAAAAGTCTTGTCTTTTTCTGGGACAAGATTTTCTACATCAACTCTAAGTTGAGCTTGAACCAATTCTCTAGGCTGAGTTTCAACTACTGCTAAAGGTGTTTGTTGGGCTTGTGCAATGGGCTGTGCCTCTGCAACCTGTCCACCAAACATACTGGTCAAATTATAAACGCCTCTGTCAACTTTGACTTCTGGCATTCCGTTAACCAACCATGCTGGGAAACCTAGGCCAATTTCTTTGGCAGTTTCTATGATTTGTTTACGAGTAAAAACTCCTGTGCCGTTGTCCTGGCTTTGGAGTGTGGAGATTAAGTTCTCTCTATCTATTGCTTTCATATTATATGTCCTCACATTTATTATTTAATATACCGTTATTATGCACTCTGGCGAACCAAGAGTCAAGCATTTTTATACATTCTTTTGAAATCTTTTTGTCCCTAAAAGGGGCTATGGCAGGGGCTAAATCCAGGGTACCTAGGGTATTACCTAGGCCTGCTAGGGCCCTTAGAGGGGTGCTAGTAGAGCCGTTTTTAGTTAGTCTTATCATCTATGCCACTAAGTCTATGATCTGGTTAAGGAATGTTCTAGAAGTCTTCTTGTTTTTGTTGAAGTTTCTGAACCCTCTAAGTAAGTCACCTTTCTTATTAGACTTAACAGTTAACTCTTGGTTATCAATATTCAAATCCTTCTGTCCTTTAAGTAGGAACCTAGCATCATATCCAAATGCTGGTTCAGTAACTGTGAATTTATTCTTAAGAACTTCTTTCCAAGTAACTTCTAAAAAGTTTCTATCCATGTAGTAACTTGGTTCTTTATCTTCCATCCAATCTGTTGAAACGAATTCGTTATAAAAGGAGTCACGCTTGCCATCTACTATGTGGAAATTAAGTAGAGTGCTACCTGTTACTCTTTTGTAGAACTCTAATAATGTAGCCGTTGTAACACCATCTCTTCTTGAGTAACTACTCTTACTTGGAAGCTGTGTTGTGCTACCACCTTTCTTAATAACTATTGGTTCACCGTAAACTGCTCTAGTAAGTCTGTTGGATGAATGTTCAGCCATATCACGAGAAGTATCTCTGTAAGAAACTCCATCAGTTGCTCCACCATCTGTTAAGAATATTGTAGTCAACTTTTCTACACCATATTTGCTTTGGAAATCCTTGGCCACTTCTGGAGCTAACATAATTGCTGCGTTAAGTGGTGTACCACCTAGGGTAAAGTATTCGTTTTTAATTCGTCCAAAGTATGGGTTATCAGACTCTGAAACTTCTGAATAGTATCTGCTTCTATTGTAACCTATTTTCATAAGTAGTAAGTAGGACATTGCGTTAATAAACTGTGACTTCCTACATGTTGAACTTAACATGTGAACAAGTGCAAATGAATCGTCTGTTATAATCATCTCACCGTCTTCACATGCTTCTATTTGAGCTCTGTTAAGATCTTTATTTTCACTATAAGGGCTAGTGCTTACACCACTATCATAATCATATGGACGATTGTTTGAAAATCCATATACATCAAATGGAATGTTAACCTTTCTGCAGAATAAAGCCATGTTCATCATCTGTTCTAGCGTACCAGCCATTTGCCTGTACATACTACCTGATAAATCAACATACATAATTATACCATGGTTTTTACCGTTAGGAATAATCATATTCTTTTGGAATAAGTCTTCAGTCAATTTGTAAGCCCAAAGTTTATCCTCATTTAATTGTCCTGTTTTAGATTCTCTAGCCTTCTTGTTGGCTGCTGCTGCTTTTTTAAGTTCAAACTGTTGAGCCATTGAGTTAATGATTGGAGCTGTTTCAGTTAGGAACTTCTTGTATAGTGTTTTACTAACTTCAGGAAGTTCTGAGTTAGGAAGTTCTGTTTCATTATAGTTCCAATAGTCATTAGAATCTTTTGTAATCTTTGAAAGTTCTATACATTTATCCCAATCATATAGATCGTCCATTGAGACAATCCAGTCTTTAGCTTTATGAAGTTTTTGTGGTTTAAGATAAACAATTTCCTGAGCCTCTGTATCAACAAGTGACTTTTCATTATCTCTGAAAGCGTTATCTGTGATTGATGATTGGCCTTCTCCATTTAAGAATTCGTGCATTGGATTTACTTCATCAATTTTGCCTTGAAGTTCTTCTTTCTTTTCTTTGTTTTTCTTTACGTCTTCGTTGAAAAGTTCATTAGCTTTTTGTTCTGCTTCGTATTCTTCAGCGCGTCTTTTTCTTTCTTCTAGGTACTTCTCATGTTCTTCTTTATACTCTTGTTCACGACGCTCATTGTATTCTTCATCGGTTTCATCTTCACCTTTACTACCACCAGGTGTTCCTGGTTTTGGGTTGCCCCACTCATCTTTGGTGTCATCTTCTTGAGCTTCACCTTCGCCTTCGCCTTCACCCTCGCCTTCTTCTTCATCATCTTCTTTCATATGATCTGGCATGTAGTTATTCCAATCAGGAGTTGATTCTTCTAAGTCATCCATTTCTGACATTAAATCATCTAACATCTGTTGAAGTGGTTCAAGTTCGTCTGCTCTTTCCTCAGCTTCTTTTGCTGAGATATCAGCTAACTCATGAGCTAATGTTTTGACATCATCCCATGTTTCTGTTTTTTCAACTCTGTTTAAAAACTCTTGTTCTTGTTCTGTGAATTTTAGACCTAGTAAGTGGCCAATTTTGAAATGTAAATTTACTCTATCTACAAATGGAAGCTTTGTTAAATCTTTACCTTTAACACCAAAAAAGTTTTTGTCGAATAATTCTTGGTAACCTTTATGGAATGACTTAACAAGTCCTGGGTATCTGGATTTTACTTTACGCTCAATTCTAGCGTCTTCAATAATGTTATAAAAAGCTTTGAGTTGAGGAGTATCACATACTGCGTCATGCCATCCTTCTTCAGGTGTTTCGTGTGCGTGTCCTACTTCATGTCCAATAAATAAATCATACATGGAGTTGGACATCTCTTTCCAAACAGGTAAATACAGTTTACGATTCTTAACATCAAATGCTGCTGTTGGCATTTTAGCGTCATGGATAACATCAATATCTTCTGTCGCTAGTAGTTTTGCTAATACTGATTTTACTTGAACATTGTTTGGCATATCTAAAAGTCCTCACTTTTTATTTAATATACATACATTATGCACTCTGGCGAACCAAGAGTCAAGCACTTTATGCTAATCTTTTGAAATCTTTTCTATATTTATTTCAAAGACTTAGGTCCAAGGACAAAGATATTTCCCTTCCACCTGCTGAATATCCAGGTAAAATCTCAAAATTCCTGTCAAAAATGTCCCTAATTTGGAACCCTATACGATATCTGGGTGTTAAATAGTAACCCATATTGAAGTTGAAACTTGATACATTATCAATAGGACTGCCATCAAAATCATTACCCTTATCAAACTGGCCTACATATGATATTAGATAGTCCCAACCAGGCAATGGTGAGCCACCATACCAGGATATTTTAGTTTTATATTTGGCTACTCTAATTCTATCTGAATCTGTATAACCAACCATCACATGTAATGCTCCATCATCTGAGAGTAAATGCCTCTGATACTTTATACCTTTGGATTCATATGATCCTGCATTTACATACATATTATCTTGGAAGTTGTAATCAATACTTTCACTAAAATTATAATACCATGAAGTAAAATCTCCATATGATATTTGGAAACCTTCTCCTTTCTCAGGTTGTAAGTTAGGATTTCCTTTAACCCAATCATCACCATATCTCTCATATAAATTTGGTGCTCTAAAACTATTTGATATAGCCCACTTAACACCAGCAACATCAAAGCCAGCTCTTAATGTTATTTTATCCTCTTCATACCTAGCTCCAAAAGCAAATTGTTCTTGTGTATAATTTAAATAAGTTGCGAACCTCTGATCCCATGCACCATTATATTCTTCTCTGTGTTGCTGTGCGCCTAGTAATAGGCCAGGTTTTACTTCTTTATTAGCATCTATAAAATACTTTTCACTAACTGCATTCCAACCTGTATTGTGTTCAACATTATTACGACTATATCCTAGGGTAAGCCAATCACCTCTGATTGATGTGTCATACTTCCTTCCTTTTTGTGTGCAATCATTACTACCACATGCATCATAATCATATTTGTAATCTTGCATTACTGAAATTACTTTCCATTGTTTCCATTCAGTTTTAGTTTTTAATGTAGTGTTCTCAAACCAATCCTCTTCATTGTTATCTGTTTTAACAGAACCGTTGGAACCTTTATATCTAGAAACTTGAAACCAATCTGTTCCACCTATGAGGTAATTAAGTTTCTCACCTGTCTTTAAAAAGAATTCTCTACCATCAAAGTTATCCTCTATAAGTATAGTGCCTGCCATTGAAGAACTACCATATAAAGAACTGTTAGGTCCGTGAATTGTTTTGTATGATTGGAATGAAGGTAGATCAGTTCCAAAATCATACCAACCAGAGCCAGGATCATTAACAGGTATTCCGTTCCTATAGACTGCTGTATGTTTTACATCAGTTCCATTTGGACTATGTCCTGCAAATCCACCAACACCACCGGGTTGATATATTTTTGTTGAATCTAATCCTTCTATGACTGAATTGTCATATTCAGGTTGTGAATAACCTATGGATTCTTTTGCACCAACTACTATTATTTCTTCTAGATCAGAGGCCACCGCTTCAGATGCTATCATACATAAAAAAAGTATGCCCAAAATAATCAGAGCATACTTACCACTTCTCTTCTTCATACTAATCCTTAATTATTAAAATCGAAAACGCCAGTAATTACTCCTGACTTTAAGTCCTCTACTAACTTACGACAACGGTAACCCCAATAAGAACCACACGGATATAAATCATGTTGGAGAATTACCTTATTTGAATGTTTGTTGTAGTAGCTACTTCCAGATGTTGAACAAGTAGGGACTGCATACAATGGCATGTTATTCGTATCCATTTCAAAATAGCATTGCATGTTTCTAGTTTTTTTATACCCAGGAACAATAATAGTACCGTGTGGGAAGTGTGTTACATACGGTTCAATGGGGTGTTTATTTTTCTGCCATTCACTACCTAACCACCCACCAAATAAAATACCGCCAATCACATCTCTTGTATCTGCTGCTTCTGCTTTAGGTGAAATGCCTGCTAACAAAGCAAATATAAACATTACAGCTGTAAATTTTGCAAATTCTTTCATTTCTTTCTCCTATTTAACTACTATTATGAAGTCTTTGAGGGCTTAAGTAAAGCTTTTTTCTCTGTTTTTGGTCCTCTAAGTTTTTTGTTCCTAGCTTCTAGTCGTTTGTTTACTTCTGCTGGATTCATCCAGTAGTCTTTGCCACCTATTATCTCTTGTAACTCTTTTGTATTTAAGAACTCTTTGTAAACTGTATTAAATAAGTGCCTGGCCCATTTATCATCTGCCATTACACCTGCCAATTGTTCACTCCCTTTACCCCAATTACCTGAACTGTATGTATGAAACATGAAGTGGCTATGTTCTGATATCTCACAAACATCTGCTGTTAAAAATACAAGTGTAGCTGCTGACATACACATACCTTCCACCGAAGCAATTACTGTCGCTGGTGTTTCTTGCATAGCCCTCATCATTTGTATAGCTGTAAAGATCTCACCTCCGTTGGAATTAATATGAATGTAAACAACATCATTCTCTGAGGCTGCTCTCATCATTTGGTTCCAATCCTGATAGTCTTTTGCATCTCCTATTGAGCCTGTTAGATACAGGTCATAGATGTTAGCTACTGGTCTTTGGTATGCGTTCTGTAATTGGTTTTTATTTAGTCCGCTGTTAGATTCGCTCATAGTATCTTGTAACCGCCTTTATCTTTTCAATTTGTTTATCAATTATTGCCGTTCTATTTGGCCAATGTATATATTCCTTTTCAGGATTTTTTTGTAAATTGTAAAGTAAAGGGAGGACAAGATCCTCTACATCACGAAGTTTGTTTGCCACATCTTGTTCGACTAGAGCTTTATGCTCATCAACCATACCTGAGTTATCAATTTGAAGTAACTTAGCTTCTAATTGAACTATCTTATCTATGATTGCGTCTGAATCTACAGAAGGTGCTGCAGGAGCTGGTGTACCTGTTTGTTCAGGTTCATCAACCGCTGTAAAACCAAAGTCAAAATCTTCTGCCATCTGTTTCTCCTATTCCAACTATTTATAATTGCTTGGATCGTTTCTTAGATCTCTGGTACTTCTTTACCTTCTTATCTATAGCCTTAAATGCCCTATCTAATTTCATTTTAGATACTCTCATAGTAAAGTTCAGTCCTAACATGTGATCGTACTCATGTTGTATAACACGACTCGTTACACCTTCATAAGTTTCCATTTGTTCTTCACCATCCTCGTCCCAATATTTTATCATTGCCTGTTTAGGTCTTTTAACCATAAGCCACAAACCGGGAAAGGATAAACATCCTTCTTTCATTGATTCTGTTTCATCACCAACACCAACAATCAAAGGATTAAAGAATGCTTTTTGCATTCCATCTACTTGGCCATCTCCTATAACAAATACGGCCATATCTAAACCTACTTGATTAGCTGATAAACCTACTCCACCCAAGTCATTCATCTTTGTAAGTAATAATTTTGTTATTTCTTTTGCATCTTCTTTTTCAAAATCAAATGGGTTAGGTTTTCTTTTAAGTATAGGATCAGTAAAAGGTATCAACTCTAGTTCGTCTACAGCTGTTACTTCATTTGTTTCTGTTACTGTTACTTCTTCCATACTTATAAACCTAATTGATCAAATATTGCTTCATCATATTTTACTGTAATCTCATCTCCTGCTGATACATCTTTCTCTATAACTAGAAAACATGAGACGCCATTTCTGAAATGATCTACTCTTGCATTGGGTGTATTACTATGATTAACAAACGCTCCTAGTGCAGTACGCACCCACTCTTTCCGTTCCCAAGTTCTAGTTTCATCATCAAAGTTTTGCGTTAGAAAACTATGTGTCTCTCCTAACTCTGTATTAGCTGGTATGTCTGCCTTAGCAAACAAACCCTGTCCATCTATAGGACTGTCTTTTATATGTACTGTCGCTGGTAAAGGCCTATAACCTCTACCCGTAAATTCACCCATGTAATACCTCTAGTTGCTGATAGCCACCAATTGGTTCTCCATCTATAAATATTTGTGGGAATGTTCTAGCATCAGGAACCATTTCAAATAGTTCTTCAGCAGTATAATCTGCATCTAGTAATTTGTATTCATAATCTAATCCTTTTTGTTCGCATAGTGCTTTAGCTCTATCACAAAAAGTACAACGGGGCTTTCCATATATTGTAATCATTTTCTTCCTTTTAAAAATTCTATCCCAATTATCTCTATAAGCGTCGTTGTCTTTACCTCTACGCTTACTTCCTTTTCCACCATGCCACTGGCTCACTTAGCTATTACAGAATAGTTCTGTCTCTTTTCAAACTTAACAACAGATCTAAACTTATCAAATAGTTGATCACCCTTATGTGAAATTACAAAGACATTTGTATCTTCGCCGATAGTGTTCAACAGTTGCATAACATAGTCTGTCCCATTAGTATCTAAACTACTATCAAAGACTTCATCTAATAATAATATGTTAGTGCTAGCGCTGTTCTTCATCTTAGCAATAGTTCTCCATGTAAACACCAGGGCTAAATCTATTCTTTGTTTTTCACCTTCACTAAAAGATGCGTAACTAAATTTATCTCTGTGCCTAGACTTAATTGTTTCTTTAAATGTTTCATCTAAGTCAAACTGAACGAAGAAATCCATTGCAGCTAAATATTTATTAACAAGTTTATTTATTATTGGTAAGTATGCTTTTATTATTTTTGTTTTGATTCCGGTATCCTGTAACATTGCTTTGGCCACATCATAATAATGTTCATCTTCTGCTAATGTACTCTTATTACCTACCTTCGCTATTGTTTCTTTTGCTAATGTTTTTAACTTAGTTTTCTCTTCTGTAATGTTACCTGTCTTTTGTTCTGTATCATTAAGTTCTAACTGGAGTCTTTGAAGTATCCTTTGTTGAGTAATGATCTCATTATTAGTACTCATAATTACAGCGTCTAAGTCTTGAACCTGCTTAACAAGTTTCTCGACGTCGCTATACTGCGTATCCAGATCTGTTAGAGCCTTTTCAAGTTCTGAGATCTTAGTCTGATCTCTTTCTGTCATTAATTTTTTATGATCGTGCTCTATACCTTGCTGGCATGTAGGACATTCGTCTGTATTATGAAAGAAGTCTAAGTCTCTTCTGTGTTTAGTAACTTGGGCTTCAAACTTTGTTCTAAAAGTTTCAAGTTGTCTTTTCTTTTCTTCAGGAGTCCCAAGCGCCGACTTCTCCTCTGTGTATCTGCTGACTTCTTCAGTAGCCGTCTCGATCGTTTCATCTGTTTCCTTAATAGATTTTTGTATTTCAATTACCTTAGAAGACTTATCATCTTCTAATGTTTTAATGTATTGTTCTTGTAGTGTGGCCTTTTGTTTGGCTACATCTATTTCGCCTTCAATAATTCTTTTTTCATTTTCTAATTGAACTAATTTTGTCTTTAGCACAGAATTCATACTTGTAAATATACTTATGTCTAATATGTCTTCAATTATCTCACGCCTCGCTCCTAAATGTAACTGCATAAAAGGAGTAAAAGAAGCACTACCTAACATCACAATCTGTGTAAATGATTTGTAATTTAGTTTAAGAATGTTCTCTTCTAAATACTTTTGGAAATCTCTGATGTTGGCATTCTTATCTAACTTCTCACCATTAATTTCTATCTCAAAAATTCTAGGTTGTAAACCTCTCTTGATACAATAGTTTTTACTACCTATCTGAAAGTTAATATCTACTCTAAGGTTCTTACCATTAATAGTATTTATTAATTGTGGTTTGGATACATTCCTAAAAGGCTTATTAAATAAAGCAAATGTCAAAGCATCTAATAATGTAGACTTGCCTGTGCCGTTCTCACCTACAATTAATGTACTAGGAGACTTTGTAAAATCAATCTCTGTATAGGCATTACCTGTAGATAGAAAGTTCTTCCATCTAATATTTTTAAATTGTATCATATAGTATCTTGTGCCTCGATGTAGAGGCTCTGTAATAAGTTTTTAATTCTTTGCTTATCTAAATCTGTTTCAACAACATCAACATACTCTTTCAATAAGGTCATTGTATCTTCCAAGTCTATGTCTTCACCTAAGGCTTCGTCTTCAAACTCTGAGAAGTCTTCTATAATTTTAAGATCAATTAAGTTGTAGGTGTATAACTTGTCTACAAAAGAATCAAACTTTTTAAAGTCTGTCTTCTTATTTACAATAAGCTTAACACTACAACCGCTGATATCATTAAAATCGAAATTGCTAATGGCATTGACACCTTCGAATGTTGAATCGTCGTAATAAATTTTGTGGAAGATTCTATACGGGTTGTTGACATATTCCAAATCTCTTTTAACTGTGTCATAAATGGCGAAACCTCTAGGGTCATTGTAGTCTGACCAAGTAATTTCATAAGGGTTGCCCATGTATGTAATATTGCCTCTGCTATGACGATGATGAAAGTGGCCACTAACCACAAGGTCAAAATCAATAAAAGCGTCAGTATCCATGCCATGCATATTAGGCATTCCAGGAAGCATGTCGTAACCTGCGAATTCAAAATGTCCGAAGCAAGTCTTTGCATCAGTCTTTGAAATTTTGGCCATAGTCCTGTCATAATTTTCTCCACATATCCATGGAAGGTATAGTACCTTCTCTCTATCTAACATTATCTCTGTTGGTTCTTGATATAATGTTATGTTATTATATTCTCCTAACAATAAATCAGGAGAGTTTACATCATTTGTATTCTTAAAATAGGTATCATGATTACCAGGAATCATATGTATATCTATACCAAACTTTGCTGCCTCACTAAAGAAATATTTTTTACAAGACTGAAGTGTATTAAAATTAATATACTTCCTTCTATCAAATACATCACCTAGGTGGCATACAGTTTTAATGTCATTGTCAACCAAGTAAGGAAAGAATATATTCTTGTAAAACCTAGCAAAGAATTTATCAAATGCTAGACTATCACTCCTGGCACCAAAATGGGTGTCTGTAACTAAGGCTACTTTCATAAGTTAGCCTTCGTAAATAGCGCTATTGGCCCCGTGTTCTCTAACTTCGCAACTGACACAGAAACATCTGCCGTCAGTTTGTTTACTTACTAAATCGTTTGCAAAGTGAAAAGCTTGCTCTGCAAACTTCTCACATCCAACACCATTCATAACTACTACTTCTGTTAATCCTTTTTCTTCTAGCTTTAAAAAATCTTGTAATGCAGGATCGTTTTTATCAACTGCATGTTTATGATCAAAGTTATTTTTTAACCATGCTTTTAAGTCCTTCAAGCCTCCAAAATCCACTACCCAATTCTTATTATCTAAACGATCACAACCAAATTTAAAACTAAACGACAAAGCGTAACCATGTAGTAAACTACAATGACTGTGCGTTGCTGCATGTTGTCTAAAAATTGCTGATAAGCCTTCTTCGTGGCCATATGTTTTCGTTGAATAATATTTGTAATCTATGTATGGGTCTGTCATATAAGCTCCTTGTATAAGTTTGTTGCAGTGAAGTATTGTTCTTCTAGCCTGTTTCTGTTTTCTATAATACATGTTTGTATCTCTGGTGACTGAAAATTCTCCATCATAGTTTCTATCTTGCCTATTAAGATAGTCTTATTGTCCTGATATCCTTTCCAGTCTATTGTAAATTGAGTTGGGTATTTAAATAAGTCATCATACATTTCTATATAAGATAACCTATTAGGAACAAGAGGCATACCACCTGCTCTTAGTATTTCATAACAGCTAATTCCTAATGTCTCTTGTAAATTTGCTGAGAATACCATCTTAGATTGTTCTAATAATTTATTATACTCTACTTTTGTAAGATTGTAATCATTACAATTAATGAATTCGTATTGTGGCAGTTCTGCTTTTAAGTCATTAAATATATTTAACTGTTTCTCAGGTGCGTTTCTGTGAGGGAATAGGATTATATCTTCTTTCTCTATTCTATCTGGCCTTATATAGTTACCTAAGTATTCCATTGGCCAACCAGTTCTAACAATTTTACTATTTAAATATTCTTCGTCTGAAGGATCAAAGAATGTAGTAGCAAACATTTCTATATGAAACTGACTAGCAAAATAATTTCTATCAATGGCATCAAAGAAAGCTAGTTCTGTGTGCCTAACCCAAGGTTTGTCTCCAATCTTTCTACCTAAAAAGTCTTGTGGATCATAACTTCCTGCATGCCACAGTCCATGTATTGTTGCATCTATCTGAAATAGATCTAACATGTATTTAAGATTAAGAATACCTGGATGCCAAGCATCTGCAAATACAAAATGATCTCCATTTGTTATTTGTCCTTTGTTAAAGTATTCTGCTAATAGTTTTACTTGTTCAGCTTTATAAATGTTCGTGCCTGCAAAGTTTAAGAAGGCACCAGGTGTAGTACAATCTGCTATACCTTCTGGTCCTTCAATAACTGTAATGTCTTGGCCAGTCTCATCTGCTATTTGCTGAGGAAATTCTGTTTTCCATTGAGCAGTATATCTAGTCTCGACATATTCTAAATCAACTAAATAAATCATTCTCTAGAATGCCTCCGTTTTCATTATCCTCATACACTTCAACTTTGACTGCACGATTAGGATAATGTTCTTCTATATAATTTATAAGATCTTCTGCTATCATTTCACATGAACGGTGGTCTAGTTGTAGTTCGCCTTCACCATATTGTTTTTCTAATTCTCTCTTAAATTGTATGAATTCTACATCACGATCGTTATGTGTGACTCCTAGTGTTACATAAAAATAGAACATGTGTCTATGAGGATAACCTAAGAAACTTACATCGTCCCAATCACCTGTTGCATATTTAGGATCTTTATCTGCTCCTGGAAACATGTGAACACCTTCCCTTTGGAAGGATACTTTAATAAACCTTTTACCAACTGACATATAAAACTAACTCCATTATACAAAATGATATCATCATTATAAAAACTAACCAACTGTTCATCCAAATAACTCCTCTAAACTTGCAGGTGCTTCTTTACCTACTGCCATTGACTTCATTGCACCACCTAAATATTGGTTGTTCTCCCAATAAGTAAAGTCTTCTTTATTTTTAACATTATATAGGTTCCTGAACTGGCCATCAAGTTTCATCTTACCCGTAAACTTAATTAAGGTTTCCTCATCTAACATCATCTGTTCTAGATGTTTCATAAAGTTTTGTATGGACATTAGTATAAATGCTGTCCTAACATATATCCACTTGTTCAAATCGCCATATTTATCTTTTGCTTTCATGCTAGGTGTATTCATAATAGAGTGAAATTCGTCTAAATCTACACCTAAATTGATTGTTTCTTGCACATTATTGTACATTTCTCGATACAAATTAGACATCTTTCTGCTAAACTTAGTTGTACCCTGTCCCATGTAATATAAACCTGTCTCAACCGCCCTGCTGTGTGTAGTAGAGTCATATGATATGTCTACATTGTCATATAAACCGTTCTGACAGAACACTAAGTAAGGAATAATACGCCTGATACTTCCTACACCTAATATATGTAAGTGCATTTTATCTTGTGGCCAAGTTTTAGCTATCTCACTAGCAATAAAAGCTCTTTTCACATCTTCTAATGGTCCTGTGCCCAAGGCAGCTGCACCCATAGCTACTCCACCAATTCTGTTGTGCCATTCATTAGGTATCTCACCAAGTAAACACTCATACCATCTTAGATATGTATCAACATCATTGCCTTGTAGAATAATATATGGTTTGCAACTGCTCTCTTTCTTATCAAAAATTTCTAATTGTCTTTTAACATTACGGCCTGTCTTTTTAGCAAGCTCTTCATAGTTCTCATAATCAAAGAACCTCTGTTTAACATCATTTCTATCTGATCTTTCACCTGTAAGTATAACAGGTATCTCATCAAAGCACATACCCACATCTGCCCACTCTGCTTGGTTCTCATATACTTTGTCTTTTAATTCATCTGTAATTGTCATGCCTTGTGTAACAATCTGTAGGCCACCTGAGTCTGCGTGGATACTATGTACATGATCTTTATATGCTGTAAACCTTTCGCCAAAACTTGACTCTGTATGTGCATTATATAACATAGAAAACTTGTGACTATGCACTCCTGTTACTAATTTATCTAGTAACATATTAATAATTTGTGAATTCGTTTCGTCTTTGGCTATACCAGGATTACTAAACCTCATATAAGAGGTTCCTGATACTACATAATCTAATTTTCTATCCATACATACTCCCTACTATAAATCCTAGAGCAAATATAAACCAATCAAATATGAAGTGCATAATAAAAGACAATGCAAATATTTCTTTCCAATGTACTTTACATATATCTAACCATTCTAATATCTTATTCATGACTTTAATATTTCAATTAACATATTTGCCTGTGCTGTTGCATCGTCTAACGCATTGTGATTATTTGCTTTAGGTAATCTTTTATCTAGCACATTCATTAATGTTCTTAAACAAGATATATCCCAAAATTTCCAAGGGATAAACATGTCCAAGGCTCTATAGGCACTTTCTAAAATAACAACATCAAAATTGGCACCATAACCCCATATAGGAATGGACTCTTTTCCATACCATATAGTGAATTTATCTATTGCCTCTTGTAGTGGGACTGGATTTTGTTGCCAAGCTTGTTGTGCCTCTTTACTTTGTTCACCCCACCATTTTATTGTGTCAGGATCTATATGTAGTCCTGCTTCCTTACAAGTTCTACCATCTACATTTATATAGAAGGTGTCAGTAATTTCCATATCCTCTACAAGTACTGCTCCAATAGAAACAATACACGCATTAGCATGAGTGCTTAATGTTTCTAAGTCAACGACTACTTGTTTAGTAGTGTCCATTTCCTATTTCCTGTAATTTAATATTATCCATAAACTCTTCTTTTAATGAAGGGTTCGTTTTAAGTTCGCCTTTAAGAACAGTTGTCTGTGTAGAACTATTACTTGCCATAATGCCTCTGTTCTCACAGCAACCATGTCTTGCTTTAATGTAAACACCTACTGCTTTAGACTTTGTAAGTTTCTCAATTCTATATGCTATCATCTCACAAAGTTCTTCTTGTAAATGTCCTCTTGAAGCTAAGTGCTGTGCCACTCTAGAATATTTTGAAAGTCCTATAACTTCTTCTCCTGGCATACATGCAATATAAGCTGTGCCTGAAACAGGTTGGTGATGGTGTGAACACATACTTTTTAATTCTGTTCTAACAACAATCAACTGATCGTATTGTCCATCATTAGGGAATGCTGTAATCCTAGGATCTTTCCTATACCTGCCTCCCATAATTTCATTTACATACATCTTTGCCAAACGGTGTGCTGTTCCCATACTGTTTGGATCATTTGTTGTGTCTATAATAAGACTCTGTAGAACTGCTTCAAACTTTTCTTCTAGTTCTTCAATAAGATCTGCAGTTTCACCTGGCATTATATACTTTGAAATATTATCAGAAGCAAAATACCTATGGCCATCTACTTCTAACCGTTGTTTAATTTTATCACTTGTACTCATTTGCTTAACCTCTCCTTTGCTTCTTTCATTAATCTCATAGTTTTAATATGATTAGAATGGTGTATCCTTTTCTTTTTAAAATCTTTATTTTTGTTCTTGCATGTTATTGCCATTAAATTTTCTCCCATGGATATATTAACCATCTATTCTCATTATAGAGTCTCTGTCCTACAAAATCAAGCTCTAAATCTGCTTTTTGGTGTAATACAGCCCAACGACTATCAGGTATAATTTCTTTTATCTGTGTAATAGTTTTACCACTATCACAAATATCATCTACGAATAGAGTCCCGTTTAAATTCTTGTTAAAATTGTTAGCTTTAATTGTATCTTTGAAATGTCCGTCTCTGGTTTGCCATTCTAGTGGTTCAAAGCCAGCGCCTAGCCTGTGTGATAACATAACACCAGGTATTAGGCCTCCTCTAGATATACCTACTATTTTATCTATAGGTGTTTCTATCTTTTCATGAACGATATCTAACAATTCATCAATATCATTCCAAGTTACATGTATAAATTCATTCATCATAATTTAATTGCCAATAATAAAAATATGCAGAGCTGTATAAGTATAACTAGGAATAACTCTACTGCTAATATAGTATGATACCAAATCCACCTAGTCTTATAAGCATTATCAATACTTAAATCATCTGGATCTGGATCGTTCCATTGTTCAACATCTTGCTTTGGGTGTTTACCCCATAAGACTTCTTTAATATTTTTCCATTTCATTTAAGTACCCCAAGCGTTGCCAAATAAATCAATATGTAATCGAGGGCTAAATTTATATCCTGTTTTCATACAAGCTTCTGCTACGCCTTTAGCAGTTAATGTTTGTTGTTCTAATGTTGCGCCTTCAGGCATACAGTAAACAGAATCTATCTGTACCCCATGATCTTGATAGGTCATATAAAATTTATTAACCTCATCAAAATCTGTTATGTCTCTAACGACAAATTTATTATATAAATGACTATTGAAAACTTGGTTCATTGAAATTAAAACCTCAGGTATTAACGCATCTTCATTTGTCTCACCACTAAGACTTAACTTAGGTGATGTGCTCCAAGTTACATGTATGTCTTTGTTATTTGTATTAAAGAAATTAATTAACTCAGGTTTAACTTCTTGTGTTCCATTAGTTTCAAATGTTACATTCTTTAATCCTACTTCCATACACATTTCTATTAGTTCAGGCCAACACCTTTGCCAACCTAATAAAGGTTCACCACCTGTAATAACTAAATGTATGTCATTGTTCTCATCAAACCTACCTCTAGGAAGTAACCCAACAATATGTTCAAACACCTGATCAACTGTTCTTGTCATTTGTAAATGTTTATATTTCATAGCCCAACTAGCAGAACTATCACAACCAACAGGTGTAACAGGTAATTGATCTATGCTTGTATAAGCGTCTGGATTGTTTTTATCCCCTAAAGGGTCTGTCATATATGGCATTTCTTCTACAGGAATGAGATTGCCTCTCTCCTGTCCAAATCCTCTGCATTCAAAGTTACATCCAAAGACTCTTAAGAACACACTAGGAACTCCTACGAATCTACCTTCGCCTTGAATTGAATAAAATGCTTCACTATATCTCAGTTTCATATTATGACATTATATATAAGAGTTAACCAATGTTCAACTACTTTTTAGCGCTTTTGGTTGCCCTTTTCTTTGCTTCTTCCTTTTCCTTAGCAGCTGCTTCCTCTGCTTTAATTTTTTCGTCCAAATATTTTGGCCTACGCTTAACTACCTTCTTACCTTCATTAGCTTTATCCGCTGCTGCGTTATCTGCCTCTGCCTGTTCAATCATATTTCTCATATAACTAAGGTAATCATTAGAGTGCTGGCTTCCGTCTGCACTTTGTTCTAATATTTGATCTATGTCCAAGCTCTTAATATATTTGAACTTGGTTTCCATTTGTCTCTTCTCTTTTTGGATACGCCTGATAAAAGCGTAGTATGTGATTTGTGTAAAGTATGCAAAAGGATTTCTTGATTTTGCTGGATCAAAGTTATCCATATATGTAAGACAGTTTTCAATACCATCTAAAATCATTTCATCTCTAAATGTATAATTTACAAAGTTTGATTTATATGCTAAGTGGTTTGCTATTTTAACAAAGCACTCACCAATATAATTTGTTACCTGTGGTCTATCCTCGCCACTCTCTTCTGCTTCAATTCTTAGCTCCCTATACGCACTTATCTTTGCAAGGAATTCCTTGTTGTCTATATAGTGTGCTGAATTGGGATCTCTCCTTACTCTTTTAGCCATAATATACTCCTAATGTATTTTGCCTTTTATAATTGCATCTGCAAGTTCTGTCATTGTGTCTGCATCTAACACTTGTTCTTCTTCTGGTGGTGCTGGATCAACCAAACTACCTCTCCAAGTAGCTTCTCGGAAATAAATTTGTTCTACCATTCTTTCATAACCATCAACAAATTGTTCTTGTAATGTAGATATATTAATAACATTATATCTTTCAATGCTAAAAATATTTTCTTCTGCTATTGCTACCCAAGGCCTGAGACTTATTGCCTCTCCTAGAATACCTGCCATGGGTTCCATGTGTGGAACAAGTTCAATAGGATGTTCTATTTCTACAAGATCTCCATCATTAGATACTTTACCAACTATGGTAGTACCATCCATTAATTTTAATATTGATATTTGTTCAGACATTTAATTTATTATCAACCGGTATAACTTTATGTTCGTAATCAAAACCTTCTTCGTTATAAAGCCTGACCCTCTCTTTTAAGTGTTTAATAGTGTAATTCTCATGTTGTCCTACCACTAAATTATCACCAATATCAAATAAATTACACACTACCTTCTGATCTCCTTTACGGAGGCCTCTTCCTATTGATTGTAAGTTTCTAATTCTACTCTTGCCGGGTGAGGCAAATACAATATTATGAAGGTTCCTTATATTTATACCCGTTGAAAATGTACCGTATGAGGCAACAATAATAGCATCATTTTCTTTTTCTGTTATTGCTCTAATGTCTTCTCTAACTTGTGTGTCAACTTCTCCAGATACAAAAAATACTTTCCTACCTTTATCCACTGCTTTACTTATCATATCATATAATACTTTGCCATGCTTTTCTACGAACTGAAATAACACTAAAGTATTGCCGTCTTGTTCTATTACTTTATCTTTTATAATAAGATTACGATCTTCGTTTCTAACTAACCAATCCATTTCCTCTTGATATGTCATTCCCTTAGTTTCTTTCCTTTGTTTCTCTGGATATTCTAAAACCATTATTTTAATTTTAAGGTTGGCCAGCTGTTTAGAATCTATTAATTTTTTAGTTGTAGTAACCTTATGTACTTGTCCAAACACACCTTCTAATACTAACTGGTGTGTCTTAGTTCCATCTAATGTCCCTGTTGTTCCTACTCTAAAAGGAGTATTAGTACACTTTCCCATTAGAGTTGTTAATGACTTTGCTTTAAACAAGTGTGCTTCATCTCCATAGAATACATCAAACTGATCAAACCATTGTTTAGGATATTTGTATATAGATTGCCATGTACTAATAGTTATAGGATATTCATTTGTTTTTTCTTTACCACCATATATCCTATGACAATTCTCCTGTACCTTCCAACCATTCTTAGTTGAATAGTCTGCGAAGTCTCCATACATTTGTTCTACCAACGATGTAGTGGGTACAATTATTAATTGCTTCCTACTTTTTAGCTGGTGATAACGAACAAGGCTGTAAATAATAAGAGACTTCCCACTAGCAGTAGGAGATAAGAGTAAAACTCTCCCATCTTTAATTGCCTTTGTAACTGCTTCTTTCTGATAATCGCGTATCTCGATGTCTTTCTCATTTGATTGTAACCTCAGCTCCTGTGTGAATCTATCAATGTCAATTTCCTCACCAATATTAGGTACATCTACTTCTATATCATACCCTAATGTCTCAGCGAATATTTTTAAGTAGGGTAATAGGCCTACATATAATTCTTTTTTGTATATGTTGTATAGTCTTGCTTTGCCATCCCATACTCTTTTCTTGTATAGTGGCATGAACCTTGCGCCAGGTATTTCAAAAGTAAAGTAATCACATATTTCCTGTGTAATGCCTGGGTCTGCATCTACAACAATATGTACTTCATCTTTCTTTGTTACCTTGATCAACTTTTTTTGCTCCTAGATACCGGCCAAATATTTTTTACTAATAAGACCCTTGCTGAAACTTGGTCCATTCAATAGCGTTTTTTATATCAAAAGATCTGCTTGAAATCGACTTCATAACACTCTCACATAGGGTCATACAAGTGTTTATATACTCTAATTTATCAGTTAATTTAATAACATCAGGGTCTGTATCTAAGAAGTCATTCATTTGATTATTAAGTGGGGCATTACCTAAGTACTGTTCCCACCCTAAATCATTTAATTCCTTTTGGTCCAATTCACCACGATAATATTTCCATTTAAGCCTTCTCATTTTAAATAATTCACTCTGGGCTCTCCTACCTTGTAATCTAAAAGTAGTTAAATGGTTTAAATATTTGGAATGTAATTCTGGTATGCGTGTGGACTCTTGACCCAGGTTAAGTTCGTCAACCTTACAGTCTTTTTGCCACATGTCTTGTAGTTCGTTTAGAGTTATCATAATATATACATTATAGGCTCTTATGTAGTAAGAGTCAACATGTTATTGTACCTTTTGGTATTATAGTGTTTCGATTGTATAGAAACTGTATTTAAAAAATGCAACTCCTACCATATAGTCTGTTTGTCCCGTAGCTATTTCAAAATCTAACCCTTGTAAACTAATAGGGAAAGTATCTACAAAGTTAAATATTATTTTTGGATTATTGTTTGAATCTAATAGGGTTAATGTTGCATCGCTGCTTTGTGCAAGGCTCTTTTGCCTGGCAGGATCAATGTCAGGGAATCTATATTCTTGTGTTTTGCCATAGTTACCATATTGTTTATGGTCTTCAGGAAATCCTAGGCCTACCATCCAATCATATAATTCTTTGTAGTTTTTCATGTCCTCTTGTATGAGGAACCTTATCATTAGATTACCAAACTCTATCTTGTCGCCAGGAAGGCCAACGTCTACCAAAGGAGTATGTTGTATGGCAGGTGGTAAATTCATTTCTGGAATGTTAGCTGCATTACAGAAGAAACTTGTATTAGGAATGTTATGTATCTGAAATTTGAATGCGTTAGGACGCAAATAATCTAATTCATTAGGATTATTACTACTCCACGATGCTTCTGTAACATTCGTAATATTAGTTGTTGTCATCTACCTTGTCCTTTGTATTTTTTATACGATCTTTTCTTGTGTTTATTCATAGTAGAAGTAGAACATTTAACTCTTCTTCCTCTACCGCCTATTCCTTGTGATGATGCTTTCTTAACACCCTCGTGCTTTACAATCGTTCCCCATGATTTTGCCATTTTTTGTCTCCATAATTAAAATCCCACACTTTCTCCACAACCACAAGCGTTAGATTCCATAGGGTTCCAAAATGTGAACGCCTCATTAAGTCCATCTACTTGCCATCCAATTACCGTGCCGTCTAAGTAACCTGCTGACATAGGACAAATCCACATCTTGAATTTGCCAAAGTCTAGTTCCTCATCCTGCTCAGTTTTTGGTCCATCAGCATAGTTGAAGTCATACTTAAAGCCTGCACATCCACCTCCTAACAAAGCAAGTCTAATACCAGGTGATTGTTTAACTTCTAATCTTTTAATCACTTGATCCATTGCTTCATCAGTCCAGTCTATCATCAGGGCCTCCGTTATGTCTTCTAAGTTTCTTTTCTTCCCAATCACTTATCGCTTTTGATATACTATCTTCTGCTAATACAGAACAATGTATCTTAATAGGCGGTAAGTCTAATGCTTTTGCTATATCTTTATCTTTAATAAGTTTAGCTTGTTCTATTGTTATACCTTTTAGCATATCAACAAACATACTAGAGCTAGCAATAGCACTACCACAACCATAAGTCTTAAATTTTACATCTTCAATTATATCTGTATCGGGATTAAGTTTTAAATCTAACTTCATCACATCTCCACAAGCTGGCGCTCCAGTCATTCCTGTAGCAACATTTGGATCTTTAGGATCAAATCTTCCAACTCCGTGTTCCAGTGGTTTGTTCAAAACATCATTGAATCTTTCTACTACTTCTTTTGAATATGCCATAAGTACCTCGGTTATTAGTATTTATAATACTTTCTATTTAACCATAAGTCAATTAGGACGAATACCTTTTGTATAAATAATAATGTCCACAACGGACATGACACACACACAGGAGAATAAAATGTCAGAAAACAAATCAGGCTTTGAAATAAGAGCCGACTTACTAAACCAAGCTCAATGTATAATCGAGCAAAACCGTAATCTTAAAATCGACGCATATCACAATGCTGTCCAAAGAGCACAAGATCAAAAGGATATTCCTTATCCTGAATTCCCAATGGTTAAACATATAACTGCTGAAGAAGTTATTGAAGTGGCCAGCAAACTAAACGAGTTTGTTAATCAAAAATAAATTCTAGTCAAAAAAACGGGCTGCCTATTGGGAGCCCGTTTAGAATTCCTTTCGGAAAATTAGACCTAAAATTACATTAAGTTTGTAACTTTAACGGATCTGTAGTACTGGTTACGATCTGCAGTAAATGTGTCTGCATCCGTAGTTCCGTTTGACTGCATTACGAATGGGTTAGCGATCATGCCATATCGAGTTTTGAATCCGATTTTTGGTTGGAATGTGCTTGGGTCAATAGCCCTTACCATTTGTAGTGGGACATACGGACAATAGAATAGACCAGCGTCATAAGGGCTAGTGCCTTTATAACCACAAACATAAAACTGGCTAGCAGCTCCTGTGTTTGCTGAATATGGATCTATGTAAACTCTATAACGACCGTTTAAAACACCAGCAAATGTATTACCTGTGTCATCAACATTTAAATTAGTTGATAAAGCTGGTGCATAGTCAAGTACACCTGACATTGAAAGAGCACTAGCAACATCTGATGAACAGATGATGAAGTTTCCTTTTCCACGCCTTGTGTCTTGTGCTATAACATTAGCATCACGCTCGATATTGAATAAAAGACCTTTAAATCTTTCTACTGACCACCTACCGTTACTGTCAACATCTAAATCAAATGTTCCAGCTGTAGCAGTTGAGGCTGAGCCTGTTTTTGCTACTTTGTAAATAGTTCTAATAACCTCACGGTTGATTTCTGCAAGTATTTCTTGTGAAAGAATATTACTTAGTTCTGATTCCGCATCTAAACCATGAACAGCTTTTAAATCTTGAGCAAGTTCTACGGTGTACTGAGCTTTTAACGCTCTGGACTTAGCCGTAACAGTTGTCTTCTCGATTGAAAACGCCATTTCATTAAGTGTAGTTGAATCACCAAAACCTTCTGCAGTACTTGTGGATACACCTGCTCCAGTTGTGTAAGTACCGTCTACTGGATTAGCTCCAGCGTGTGTACCTGCACCTGAAAAGTCAGTGTCTGCTTCGTTAAATAAAGCTTCTGTTCCAGCTTGTGTGCTGTAATGAGACTTCATTGCGAAGATAAGGCCAGTTGGCCCAGACATAGGTTGTACGCCACAAACATCATATGCCATAAGGTTAGGCAAAGCACGTCTAACTAACGATATTAATATCGGATCATAGTTATCAACGCCAGAGCCTGTTTGGTTAGCATGTGTAGCCTCGAAAAGAGCTTCCTTCTCCTCACGGAGAGCTTTCTCTTGGTTTTCGAGTACTACTGTGGTAACAGCTTTTTTGTATGGATCATTGATCTCAGTGAGTTCAGGGTGATCTAAAACTGGTTGCCACTTCTTTTGTAGTTCTTCTGAAAGATACATCAGTTTCTCCTTATTTTACTTTGTTTGTTATTTCTATAACTTAATTATTTATAAAAAAATTAATTTTTAACCTTATCAAACTTCGCTGCTTGAGAAATACCTTGTACATATCTGCTCATTACGGTGTTGTCTGCTAAAGTTCCTTGATCAACGCTATCTTCTAGCTTATCACTATCATCAGCTTTCGCTTTAGGAAAATAATTTTCCTTGATAACATTAAGTTTCGAAGCGTACATTTCTTCGTTGTCGAATGTTACATCTTCAACCAATCCTGCAAACTTCTCTACTTCTGTTTCAGCTAGATCGTCAACCACGGAACGGAAAACTTTTTCCTTGTGTAGTTGTTCTCTCTCTTCGCTGATTTCAATAGACTTGTTGATTTCTTCGTCTAACTTAGATTTCAGTTCGTCTATTTGTGCCTGTTGTTCTGTTAACACATCGAATTTTTCTTCAGGAACATCAATATAATGTTCTGTGAAAACCTGCTTCATTCCATTAATGAATGATTCAGTAATTTCGCTGCGTAGGCCAGATTCAACAGCCAACTCGTTTTCTTTGAGCCACTGCTCTGTCACATAGGACAGATATTTGTCTACATTTTCTACGAGTTTCTCTTTTGCTTCGTCAAAAGCCTTATTGGCTTCCTCAACAAGTTCGTTTTCAATGGTTTCCATTTGTTGATTGACTCGAGCCACAACCGATGCTTCAAATAATGAAGCTGCTTGTGTTTTAAATTCTTCTGAAAGATGCTCTTCGTCGGCAAAAAGGTTAGCTATGTCCTCTTCAAAAAGTGTTTCAGTTTCAGAATCTTCTTCTGCTACTACTTCATCTTCTTCAGATTCTGCAATAACTTCTTCGTCTTCGTCTTCTTCTTCACCTTCGTTAACATATTCTGCTTCCTCTACTCCCTCTTCAGTCTCTTCTTCAGCAACGACTTCTTGGTCTTCCTCTGGAGTTTCTTCAGAATCTAGAACTTCTTGTTCTTCTTCTGCTTCTACTTCTTCGTCTTCACCAATTGGTCCTCTGTTACCTTGTGAGCTTGATTGATTAACTACTGACTTAGGATCTTCCTGGTCGTTGTAGTTAGGAGCTTTACCAGCACCCTCACCTTCTAGGCCGGGAGCCTTTGAAGCTTTAGATGATGCTGCTTTTCCTACTGGGCTTGTTAATCCACCTGTTGTATCAGAACCACTTAGGTCTTGTTGTTCAGGGTTTGGATTAGAAGAGCCTTGTAGGGGAGGTGTAGCGTCGCCAGCTTTTTTATCTAACGGACGGTGTGCATCCGCTGAAGACGTTGGCAAATTAGCTGTTGAACTGCTACCTTGTCTAGGTGGCTGTTGATCTCCAGCGACTTGCTCGTCTATAACTGCTACGGTATCGTCTTGCAACTTACCTTCTAACAGTTCTCTGATTTTGGATTCTACTCCCATGTTACTCTCCTTTTTTATTTAGGATTATTTAAATTTTAATATAATCTAATAAACTATTTATATTTATAAAGATTTCTATTATATTTTGGACAATTTATCTAAGAAATTACTAAAAACAGCGAATTTAGCTTCTTCTAGATTTCTCTGTGAAGCACTATTAATTACTGCTTGTGACTCTTCGATGTCTTGTTCAGTCCATTTACCATTAACAAAAACCCATTCCCTTCCTTCCATAATGCCGGATACAAAAGCGTCTGGAGCGCTAGGATCTGCAACAATATCTGCTGCTGTGGCAAGCATAAAGTCATCTTGTACTTCATTAATGCCATTCCTCTCTTTTAAAGAGCCCAATCCTCTGGAGCTTACTCCAAGCTGAGCGCCTTCGCTAATAAGTTCTTTTACAATTTTACCCATTGGTGTATCCATTATTTTGGCCTTACCAATGTAATTGCTGCCGTCTTCTCTAAGAGATGTAATCATGTGAGATACTCTGTCTAAATTAACTGTTGGGCCATCAGGGTGTCCTAATTCACCATAAGCTCTTTTAGTTTTAACATTCTCTTCAACATATCTGTTGACTTCTCGTTGCATGATCTCTCTAGGATATACACGACCGTTTTTGTTCTTTAAATCTGATTGTAAGAATACTCCTTCAATGAATACATTAGGTTTCTTAGGATCTTTACTTTCTTCTGTAATGTAATTGATACTTTCGTTAAACTCTTTAATAAGTCTCATTCTTTTCTCCTTAACCTAATGATCCGCCGTCATAGACAGCACCTGCGTCATCTGTGTCTAGTGGAGCATCTTGATGTTGTTGTGAACCGTAACCAGAAACTTTAGCACAATCAACTATAACAGTTCCGCCAGACCCGCCGGCTATAACTACTTCTATATCTGATGTGTTTTCTGAGTTATCGACATATCCGTACATATCTAATGAACCATTTTCGAGTAGTTCGTATAGTACAACGGAGTTTCGTTGAACCTTTGCACTAGCACCGCTAGACAAAGTCCAATGTAGTCCCTTAATGTTTACTGCTGGGGAGCTTTGAGTCTCAGTAGATTTCTTTAGTGTTGTTGCTAAAGCAATTGTTCCGGTTGCTGCAGTACCCCTAACAGAAACGACACCCTGGACTTGGGTGAGTTTTAAATTGTTTACTGTGACTGCCATTTGTTATTCCTTTTATTTTGGTAAGTTATACTTTTGTTTTGATTTGTGATTCATATGAGCGTTCTCTTCTAGAACTTCTACATTAGGGTCATCCACTTCAACTGTTTCTATACCGTGTTCAAACATTACTTTATACCATGCAACCTTCCCATCAACAGGTTCTGCGTGTTCACCTATGATAGTTTTGCCTTCGTTCCACTCTTTGTGGAATATTTTACTAGCACACATATGGCCTTCACCTTCTAGTGAGCCTTTAGCGACACCATCAACAGGACTCTCGGTAATTGTCCCGCCTCTGAAATCTTTAAATGTCTTCATTCGTTTCCCCTACAGGTCTACCAGTTGTAGTATCTATATCAACAAGTGAGTCTTCTAAACTAACACCTTGTGGTTCCATATTCGGATCTACAACATGTTTATTAAAAACATCTTGTGCTTGTGATGCTTTTAGATCGTCTAGTGCCTCTCCGGCTCTAGATGCCATCTGGTCGTTAAATTTTTCTTGTGCCTCCGCAGAGTTACCTGCAAGTATATCGCTTACAAAATCATTAACTTCTTTTGTTCTATCTTCTGCCATTTTATGCTCCATTATCTGGTCCAGGTACAGGGTTACCCTCTCCTGGTACTTCATTACTTATATCACCGCCACCATTCGGTGCGTCTTGTGGGACTGCACTAAGTGGCGACCATTGATACTGTCTTTGATACTGTGGCTCTGCTAGGAGTTCAGTTTCAATAGTATCTATCTCTTCATCAGTTAACATTAATACATTCTTTTGTATGTAACGCTTACTAAAAAATGTTCCTATGTAAGCAGCAAGACCGTTTAGTACTTCTACCCTACTTCGTAAAATCTCTTGTTCTTTAGATTCTGTATAGTAGGCATCAGTAGCAAATTCGTATTCTATATCATCTTTAATAGAATCCCAATCGTCTTCTGTTATAACACCTTTTAGTAAGAGCTGCGTTCTTAAAAGATCGTTTAATAAAACTGAGAACTTTCTTCTTAACTTGATGATGAATTTTGTAAACTTCATCTCGTCTCGGTTTATCTCAGCTGCTCTACCAAAGTTTAATCCAGCCTGTTGTTCTAATCTCGATACAGGAATGTTTAATGACTGATACAATTTCCTTTGAAAATATTCTACATCTTCAATCTGCCCCAGGTTTTGGCCTGCTGGCAATGTATCAATACTTGTTCCTGTTCCGCCTTCCCTTCTAGGTAACCAGAAGTCTTCCAACATAGACATGAACTTCTTATCATCTCTAATTTCACCTGTGTTAGCATCGTAAACTAACTTATTACGATATCTATCCATGATGTCTTTTAGATATTGTTCTGCCTTCATCTTCGGCAAGTTACCAACATCTACATAAAATATTCGTCTTTCAGGTGCTCTTGTTATTCTATATATAACAACAGCGTTCTCCATCATACGAAGCTGGTTTGCAGGCCTAATAGCCTTATGTAGATACGACAATGCTATATTCTTATCGTGATCTACCAAACCACTTGGTGCGTATGCTATAGCGTCTTTTGTTATTTTTAAACCTTGTTGGTTTTCAGGAGCTACATAAGCACCTGGTTTTGTTGTTACTCCTTTATCGTTATAGATAAAGAACTCTTCAACAGATTTAACAAATAATACGCCAGTAGGATTCTTCTCCTTCTTAACTTCACGCACTTTCCTAATTTTTCTAGGATCAATATATCTAATATCCTTAATCCCGTCTTTAGGTTGATCCATATCGATGACTTTATGAAAATACAATTTGCCATCTATGTACCATCTTCTAAAGTAATCCTGGGCTCTTTCCTTAAAGTCCATCATGTTCTTTAGTTCTTCAAATTCTTTTTGGATTGATTTCCTAACTGCTGACGACAATTCTACATCGTCTAAGTTAAGTTCGACGGGAGATTCATTCTCCAATTGTGCAATAGACTCGTTAATTATATCTTCTACGGCCGTGTCTACATCAGCCATTGCTGCTATATCACGATACCTTTTAACGAGTTCAGACTCCGTGTGGGCGACACCTTCCAAATCCATGTAAGTGCCATAATACCCACCGGCCCGGATGCTTTCTATTGCATCGTCTTGGGAAGGCGCTACAAACGACTTTTCGCCTGTAGCATCTTTCTTCCTTTTTATTTCAAACCCAAATAAATCCATAATTATTTTATCCCGTTTCTTTGTATGCCCTTAAGCATTAAAGTTATGAGGCTTTTGCGTTAGTGTAATGTTGATACTGGAATGTTACCGTAAACTCTTCAATAATATCGTTCTGTGCATATTGTAATGCTATTTCTGACATATTGATTGGGAAAGCTTGAATGAGTGAGTATGTTTGGATTACTGCATCGTTCCTATCTAGGTGTTCGACAGTCAGATCCGTTTGATACGATTCCCATTCTACTTCTCCCCCGTTATCTTGTTTATTATTAATCTTCTCCATCCAATCCTCGAACCTAGTTCGAAGGCTGAATTTTGCATCGTTAATAATGGTAATAGTCCATGGATCAAAAATTCTTTCTCCAGCAAATTTAACTTCCCTGCCTCTGTATTGAGTTATTACAGGGTTAACTGTAGAAGCTGGAATTGCTGCGCCAGTAACCAATAATTGTTCGTCGGCATTAGAACCGCCGTCTGGGAAGAGAAGCCCAACCTTAAATTGGTTAGGACGAGCTCCACCTTGTTTCAGTGCTGTTTTAAATTGATTTACATCCATTATAGTCTCCTATTCCTATTGTTTAATGTTATTTATAAGTTAACCGCCAATTTCTTCGAAGTTAACACCTGTTCTAGTAGCTATAAAGTTCAATGTAATGAAGTTTATGCTTCTTGCTGGTTTAATAAAGATATCCGCAACAAATTCGTTTGCGTCAATTACTTGACCTGTGTTGTTGCTTTCGTTACAAACTACTTTGAAATCGAATATACCTCTACGACCTTGTACATTTCTTAAGAAAGGATTTACAATAGATGTAAACTGGTTTCTTGTAAATGCGTCGTTAAATTCAAACAATTGGAATTTCGCTGCTGTTGAAATAGCCTTTTCAAGAACGATGAATAGTCTTCGAACATTAATTCTATCAAACGCACTAGGTGCTGCTAATAGAGTTTTGTCTCCAAAGAGTACAATACCGTTTCCTGGGCTGTTTATAACTGGGTTAATACCAATTTTGTAAAGTTCGTCTCTGTTAGTCTTATTAGGACTCCAGGCCAACTTAACAGCGTTTCTTACTTGTCCTCTGTTGAAGCCTGCTGGTGAGTACCACGGATCGTTACTTAGATCAGTAGCGGCACATAGTCCTGCAATGTCTGCATTTAAAGGTATCCATCTGTACACATCGTTATAACGATCGTACATGTATTTCCAGTTGCCGTCCATCACTGAATATGATGTAGCAGCTAGTGCTCCTTTATCTGCTTGTACAGCTGTTAGCTCAGATCCTGCGTTGTTAACAACGGATGCTAAAAGAGGTGAGTGGAATGATACACAATCCTTTCTCACTTTAGAAATATTGTCTTGAACATATTTCTGATCTGCCATAGATCTAGCTCCA